ACCAAGGGGTCCGGCTGACCAGCCCCGCTGATCTGTGCCGACATCGCCTTTGCTTGCTGCATGCCTTCCGCTACAAACTGAGCAACCATCGCTTGGAATTGAATCTCTTGCTGATCCGCGTCCATAGGACCCATCTGCTGCATCTGAGACATAGCCTGCTCTTCAGCAGCTATCTTAACATGCTCCATGACGTGCTTCTGCATAGAAATAGCAACCGGCGGCATATTCGCAACCATCGGACTAGAACCAAACACCAAGTGCGACATAATATGCGCCTGATGGTTCTGACCCTGAAACGCGTACAACGGTATCTGATCCATCGCGTTGATGTTCTCCTGCGCAGGGTCCGTGGGCCGCGGGTCCTCTTCCGGCATCGCTTTCATAATGCGATCCGTATCAGTAACACCCAAAGCCTCGTACATGTCCCTAAACACCTCGTGCATGTTGTGCATATCAGGAGCCTGTGCCGCTAACTGCAACTTAGTCTGAGCCAAAGCAATCCGCTGCGCCTGACTAAATACATTCGGATTAGATACAGGAACCACATCCACACGATCATCAAAATCCTCCGCCATGATCGTCTGATCGTCGCCCGCGACACTATACGGATACTCCTGCGGTAAGCTCTCGCTCATCACACGAGCCAATATCTTGAACTCCTGACGCATCGCATAGTGCAACCGCTTATGCACAGCACTCATGACCCGCGAACCCTGTTCCAACATGGCGATAGTCGTGCCAACAGCCGCTTGCTGATTGCCGTCGCCCACCTTCATGTCTGTAATGGTCGCGAACCTTTGACCCGCCTGAACCACAAAACCTAACAGGTTAAACAGTGTCTGGTCGGGTCCCTTAAAGGGCAGCGGCATGAGGCTATCTCGGATAGCCCCACCCGGCGCGTCCACGTCGCGGAACTCACCGGGCTGAAGCGGATCGTCGTCATCTCTGATACGAAGTCCTCTGGCTTTAAAGCCAGCAGGGAGGTTGGACAATGTACCGGCGTCGATCAACTGCCTCAGTGCTGCCGTGGCGGTACGGGATAGACCGCCAATAGTGTGAATCAGACCCAATCCATAGAACCCAAAGCCCGGTAGGAACTTGTAATGCACGAAGTAGTTGATCTTCTTGCGTATCGGGTCGTCTTCACGATAATTTCGCCGAATCGACAATATCTGCCCGTTATCCTGCGAAATCGTCACCACATAAGGCAATTTAATGCCCGTTGGCTCGCCATCCTCGTCCATATCCTCGTGACCCATCAGGTCCAAATCAACGTGGCACTCCAACAATGTACAGTCATAATCAACATGCGACGGCTCGAATCCTCCAATCCGATCCATCTCAGACGTTACTTCGTCCGTCTCCTGCTGCGAAGGCAAAACAGGTATGTCTAAATAAAACCCTCCAACCTGCATCTTACGCAGATCGTTCAACGACATCTTCACAACCTGCGTCACATTCGGACATGTCTCCAAATCAGACGTGTCGTAAGGTACCACCAAGTTCTCAGCAGGCACAAACTTCGCCACAATCCGACTCAAGTTCGAATCATAGTACACCTTCTTAAACGTACTACCCGCCAACGGAAGATAAAACAGCATCTGGTCCATGTCAGGCGTGTACTCTTCCATCACATTCGTAATGTAATAGTTCATAAACTGCTTAACACGCGCCGCCTGATCAACCTTGTCTCGCGTCTCCTTGCCCAAAACAACAGTGCGAACAGGACCAGAAGAAGGCAACAATTCATTAAACGCCTGCGCCTGAAACTGAGTAGCAGCCTCCGCTAACAACGGGTGAGTCACACCAGAGGCTCCACGGAACGGCTGCGTCCGGTCCTCATAACTGAAACCAAGCAACTCTAAACCATTAGAATACGTGTCTTCCCACTCCTGACGAGACGACTTGTTAGAATCAAACTCATCTAACAAATCACCAGAAATACGCGCCAACTCACTATCAGGGAGCGTCTCCGCCAAGTTCTCATCAAAACCACCCTCCGGCATCTCAGCCATAGGCTCGAAATCTACAATAACGTCTCCGTTCTCTTCCTCAATGATCTCTATCTCATCACCAAGGTCCGTGAATAAAGGCTCTTGGCCAGAGTCTGGTATCTCAAGCTCCAACTCCGCCGCCATCTCACCCTCGTCAAGCTGAGACGGAACCACTAATCCCGCAATCGGTTCTCTAGCCATAAGCTACTCCAATCAATAATATGCCCGTATCCTAGCAGATTCTTCACCTTCTTGCCAATCATCTGTTGGCAACTGTACAAAATTACCTTGACGATAACGCATCAAGGCCTGTGTCATGCTATCAACCAAGTCGTCATGCTCGCCATTCGGAAACGCAGCAACCTCCTCAATCATCTCATCCGCAAAAGTCGTATCCGGTGCCCAAACCATCCCAGCCTCAAACAACGGACTCACACTATGTACACGAGTCACCTTGTCATTACCACGACTAGGGGTGAAATTTACAACAGGTATACCCATGTTGCGCAATTCATGCGTCAAGGGCATACCACTCGCCTTCGCCTCTACAATTACAGTGTCAGGGTCCCAAAAATCATACTCCTCTAATGCAATCGCCTTCAACTCAGGAAACTCCCAACGCCCCTTCTTACTATCTAACAATATTAAATTAGGACCCGAACCACCCTCATTCGGATAAAAAACACCCCACGTCGTTATCGCACTGTAATCCGCACTCTCGCGCTTACTAAACGCTGTATCATAACTCTGTATCACATACTCCAACTGAGGAACGTCCTTCTTCTCCCAAGTCCGCCACCACTCACGCTTGATAATCGCATTCTCCTCACCAGTAGGATTCTGCTGATACTGCGCATTCCACTTGCTCGGAGGTATAGATGCGCGGACCGCGGTCAAATCCTCAAGACTCCAAAACTCAGGCCAACACGGAGTCCCATCATCAAAAATAGCAGGCAACTCCACAACTTCCCACTGATCCGCCAACGGGTCTTTAGCCTGCGCCCGCAACAACTGACCCGTCATGTCCTTCTCAGACCAACGCGTCTGAACCAAAACTATACTGCCACCCGGCTGTAAACGCTGTCGGGGACCCCCAGTATACCAATCCCATGCATCATCAAAACCACTGTTACTCATCGCCGTCTGCTCAGAATGAGGGTCATCGATAATAACCAAGTCACCACCACGACCAGCCAAGTTCGAACCAACACCAACAGCATAGTACATACCACCACGGCTCGTGTCCCACCGACCAGAGGCCTTACTGTCCGCCGCGAGCTTTACGTCAGGAAAAACATCCTTGAACTCGTCACTGTCAATCAGGTTCTTTGTCTTCCGACCAAAGTTTACAGCAAGCTCCGTAGTGTGCGTCGCCTGAATGATTTTCATGTTAGGATTCTTGCCCATCATCCACGCCGGAAACAAAAAAGATGCGAACTCACTTTTCGTGTGCCGCGGGGCCATATTGATGATTAATCTCTTTAGTTCACCACTAGCTACCCGTTCAAGTTTTTCGGCTATAATTCGGTGGTGCCTACCAGATATAAAGTCTGGCCACATGGCGGATACAAAATCTAGAAAATTTTCACGGCAAGATTCCTGTTTTTCAATCTGTGCCAGACGCAGCCTAAGCTTTAACGCCCTGTCTTCTACTGAACTTGTGGTTGCATTCATGTCGGGGACCCTAAACGATTTTATGCGATATCCAACATATAATGCATATTCGTTGGTTTTTACAGATAATTATTTGAGAAAAACATGGCCCAAGCCCCCGAGTGGTCGGCGCGGGGGCCGCGCTGCGCGGATCGCGTTTTTTGGTTTCCGGCCGTGGTTTGATGACCCGATATGCGGGGGACCCGACGCGTTGCCGGTGACATCAGATGCACCGGCCGCGGGCAATAAATCACCGGCCATATGCAATTAATTAATTGCACCGATCCGAATAATTGCACCGACAATTAATTGTAAATGCGATTTTGGGCGCAGTTAAATTTGCACGGTTGGCGGTCCAGTTCGCACGGCCGCCGCGCAGTTTTAATCGGCAGCTGCGCCGCGCGTTTGGTCATCGGTGGGGCGGGATCCGAGGCCCACGGCCCACGGTTCGGGGCGCGTCGTACGTTTAGCAGGCAGCACGGGCGGCGGCCGCTGGCTTGTATTAAAGACAAATAAAAAGGCCCGCACGGGGCGGGCCAATCGTTGGTTTGTGGCGGTTCGTTGGTTAGAGTTGCGGCGTTATATCGAACGAATAAGTTAACGTATCGCAAGCCAAAACGCCAAATTGAGCAGCGTCGTGATATCGCATGAATTGCGGTTCGTCGTCGCAAGATAGCGGCCAACATTGATTAAACTCACGCATCATAAAAACCGTGAACGCGTCTAATGCGGCGTTGTCGTCGTCATCCAATCCGCTTGGATCTGCATTGATTAAAGCGGCGGCCCAGTGCGCGGGCAATTGAAACGTTTCAATTTTCATTTTGTACCTCACAAATAAAAAGGGCGGGATTGCCCCGCCCAATTGATCGCATATTATCGCTTATTAGTCAAACCGCGCGATTTTCGCCTGATCCAAATTGAATTGGCGGTGTCGGATCGCAACGATTGCGCAATCGTAAATGAAACATTCAACGTCGTCGGTTTGCAATTTCACGATTGGATGCAGCGCGGGATCGTCGTCGTATCCAGACCGATAAACGCCCGCGGGATCGATCACGCCGTTTTTGGTCCAAGCGTTGGATTGAAACCCGCCGTAACCGTATGCCTTATCCATCCCGTCGGCCACGAATTGCAAAAGGTAGGCGGGATCGGTGATGTATTCCCGCCCGTCGGCGTTGGCCGCTTCCCAAAAAAACATCGGGATCACGCCCACCATGTCGCGCCAATAGTCGCGCATGTCCGAAACGTTATCGTCGTTGGTTGGGTTCCATTGTGCGCCGCATAGGCCCAAAATGATTTCCTGCGGATCGATTGCAAAAATAGGACTGTTCATCATTTCACCTCTAACGTTGCCGTGATTGTACCGTCGCGGACAAAATCGCGGATCGTATCGCGCACGGTTTGCGCTATGTCGTCGTCGCTGGTTTGAAATTCTTCAATGTTGCTTTCGGTGATGACATCGGAAATATCCAACGCGTTGCGAATTTCGTATTCATGATCATTTACCAAATCCATAAACGCATCGGAATTGTCGCGCATGTAATCCGCAAACGCGCCTTTTAAGTAGCGTTCCATTGACGGTACCAATAGCGCATCGATCTGGTTGCGCATTGCATCGCGTTCCCGTTCGTAAGTATCGGCGTTATTTTGCGCCGCTTCCAATTGGGCGGATAGGTTTTCATTTCGCGCGCTTAATTCTGCATGCGTTAGCATTGGACCATTTAAGTCTAGATTTTTCATTTTGTCCCTCACAAATAAAAAGGGGCAGGATTGCCCCGCCCCTATTAAATCGCATATTGTCTTATATGTAAAGCTTTAAAACTTTAAGCGGCAATCCGTGCCCAATCGCGGTTGGATATATTGAGCAATTGCCCGCCGCGTTCCTGCCACAAATCGACATCGTCAATATCGGCTTTATGAGCGCAAGCGGTCACGGCGTTGACCAACGTCGCACGGGATAGCGGCCGCCCCTGCTCATAACCAGATTGACCAATCGTTTGCATCAAACCGTTCAAAACGTCGTTGTTTTCTTTTTTCGACAATTTCAAAACAGTGCCGACGCTCTCGACAATGTCGACAACTTCAAATTCACCCTCAATCACGTCGTCAGCCGCGCGGCGCATCTGGTCAAGAACCGCATCGAAGCTTTCACGCGACGCATAAGCGGCCGTCAAATCCCGAAGCTTTAATTCCAGTGCGCGATTGTCGGCGTCTTTGGCCTCATTCGACAAAAGGCCGTAATCGGATTGATCGCGGGCGCTTGTAATATGAGAGCTGCGGGTTTTGTTTTGGGTTTGCATACCGTTCAGGCAAGCCAACGTCCAATTGATCTGATAAACAGAAACCGAACCCGCACCAACTTCCGAATTTTGGAAACCTATGCCATTTGCCATAACATCACCGACGGCCGCACCCGTTCCCGTTTGGGTTTCTGATTTAAGGCGCAAATAAAGACGTTTATCAGAAACATCCGCGTTGACAACTTTCCATTGCGCATCGCTTTCCATCAATTGGGGCAAGCTTGCTTGCAACAAATTGACGTTGTCGAAAGTTTTAAACTTATCCGAAACAAACGCCCGCGCCGTTCCGCTTGTTTCATCCCCGTCTAGATATGTCCGAACCATGCGGTTGACGGGTTCTTTCTGCCAACGCGCATTAATTAGCGCGTCATATTCGGCGGGGTAATTCGCTTGCAAGCGGCGGGCCGTGCGGGTGTCGATTTCGGCCGCTTGCGCAATTTGGCCCTGCGTAAAATCGTTAATGTCCAAAATGCGAGTTGGTTCCCCGCCGTCCTGCTCAATAACAAGCTTGGCTTTCCCGTCGTCGTCGGTTGTCTTAACAAGGTTATTTGTGGACGTCAGGAAATCCGCGCTGCGGTTGGCGCGTTCTTGAACGGTTTTCAAAAGCTGCGTTAAAGTGCCTTTTTCGTTTTCGATATTGTGCATGTTTTTACCTCATAAATGCAAAGGGGCAGGATTACCCCGCCCCGTTTATCTCATATTGTCCCATATTATGCAATGGGAAATTTTTAAAAGTTTTATTCCGCGCCAATATCGCCCGCAACATGGTGGCGCACAATAGAACGCGGCGGCAAACCAGAAACAAACCGTTTTAGTTTTTCCCCGTCGGTTTCATCTTGCGACGCGTTGGCGGTCTGATCCCACCAAATACGACAATTGCCCGCATCCGCATAACATCCGCCGCGAATAGTTGGATCAGCGGCCGCGCGTTTACTGGGACCATGCGCAGTAAATCCAACAATAAAATTGCGATTGAGGCGGGCGCACAATGGCTCACCGTTCCCGCATTGGGCGCAAGATATATCGCGATATTCGGCAGGGCAGCGCACAATCGTTTTCCCGTGCGGCGCGGCAGTTTTGCGGCCGTGCCAAAATTCCGCGGGGACCACCAGAACAGAGGGAACGCCGTTGTAAATTGACGCCGTCGCAGCAAGCGCGCTTTCCGTTGAAAAGTTTACAACGGTTTTCCCCTCTTTTAGTTTTTTGCCCCATCCAAAAACATTCGGATCAAAATGCGAATATGTAAAAGAAACCCCTTTACTCGGCACCGCGTCCAATAACGCGTCGAAATATTCCCAATCAATTGATTTGGTCCCCGTCCCGCTGCAATTCATTTTGCAATCAATCGGGCACGTCCCGTATTTGTTCTTTGTGCCCGCCCGATATGTTACAGCGATACCTTTGGTTTTTTTAGCGCGTGAAATTTCTACAGTTTTAAGCATAACGTTTACCTCATGATATGCGATTAATCCCATATAAATGGCAAATAAAAAACCCCGCGTCAAGAGCGGGGTTAAATTTTTAGCGGCGTCGCCTTTTGTTTGTTCGCTTACTCAGTTCCTCGTAATCCGCGCCATAGAGCAATCGCCCGATAAGATTAAATATAAACATCATCACCTCGTTTGTTAAACATGTAAGCGAGTCTATGGGATCATGTGGGACTTATCAAGTTAAAAACGGAATCCCAATCAAACTTTTTCTCGGAAACAAAAATGGCCTCTGTTTTGAGGCCATCCGTTTTTAAATCTATCGCTTGCCGTGCATGGTACAAAAACAATTTCGGGACAGATGTCGCCTTGGATTGCTGCTTTACCAGTATCCAACTGCTACTATGCTTGTGTTTAGTAAGCCAAGCCACTTGATGCGGGCTAAGTTTTACCGCGTTTGCTTTACAAAACTTTAGCTCGACAAAATGAAATGCGCCGCGCTCATCACAGATCATAAGATCCGGTATGCCACGCCCAACAGAATTTTCAATTCTAGTTAGAATCAAATTCCGCGTCTTCGATCTCTGTGTTGATGCTTTCAATTGCTGATAAAGTCCCGACTCGGTCTTCATCTTGATTTGGGGTAATATCGATTGCGTCGCCATAGGTTGTCTTCAACTCATTCAAAGCTTTCAAAACGTCTTCTTTGCTCATGCTGTCAATGCTGCCGTGTCTGATCTCAGATTTGGAAACATAGATGTCGCCTTGCGCCATGCCTCGACGATATTCAGCTTGAACTGCGGCAGAGTATGCCCCGTTCTGTAAAGCAAGATCACGGATGCGCTGCAAGTCTCTAACGTGCCGTTGATAGGTCACGCCAAACTTTGCGTCCAACTCATCCTTATACTCTTTAATCTTTTTGCAAACGTGCGGGCTGATATATGGGTTTGTCATTTGCGACGCACGGACAGGGGCGGACTTTTCAGAATATCCTGCCCGCAATGCTGCCTCGGTTGCTGTGATTGTCCCGTCGTTGGAAACCAACTCTTTAATAAAGATTTCCTGCATGCGGGTCAGAGGGCTGTTTTCGTTCACACGCTTACGGCCGCGCAACTCATCAGGGTTTTGTTTGTTGTATTTTTTAGCGGTTGGTTTTTTCTTTGGTCGAATAACCAAACCTGCGTCCAAGATGTTTTTTTTCTTTGCCATGTCATGCCCCATAACTTTTCGGCTATAATAACAAGAAATAACGCTTTTACTTATATAGAGCCAGAAAAAAAAAAAAAAAAAAAAAACTTCAGAGACATTTAACGCAAATCCTGATTTCTGTCTAGGGCTACACGTTGTTTTCGCAGGGTGTAACCTACGGCGTAACCCCTCAAACCCCTTGTTTATATGGCCAAAGTGCCTCTGGTTACACGGTTACACGGGTTACGGGTATTTTTTTCAAAAATATTTTTTTTATTTTTCTGGCTATATATATATAGAAACGTAACGCCAAACAAAGAAAAAGCCCCGTGAACCGTGATCGACGGCACACGAGGCGTGGTGTTATCCTGTATAGACTTCGAACCACTGTTCACCGTTATCGTCGGTGTGTGTTTCGACGTATGGTTCGAACGGGAACCCGTAGCTGCTGCCGCTATACCCTAGTATTCTGTCGCGTAGTGCGTGGCACTCTGCGGCGAGCAGGTCGGTATATGCGAAGCGGTTTAGGTTAAAGCCGATGTATGCGCCGTCATTAAAGAAGTCGCGTTTACGTTTGGCTTTGACACCGTCTGGAAAGTTTTGAGCTTCGAACTTGTTGAGTTCGTCGATAGTTGTGATGACGACTTTACCGTCAATTTTTTTAAAATCACTCATGGTGATACCTCATAAAAAAGAATGAACGTGACATTATCGGGGTGACCCTAGTCGGACGAGGTATTTGATTGTCAAAAAGCGTGGGGTTTGTACCCTCAAGTATAGAGTACCACAATATGCGAAAAATCCCATACCCTACGAAGTATAGAGTATGGGGCATTTGAGATACCATTGTATACGAAAGTATGGGACTATATACTAAAAGACAGGATCAACTAAGATTCCGTCTTCGTCGAGTTTTTTGAGGCGTTGGATTTCGTTGGCCAGTGCCGCGAGCCGCGGGTCGTGAACGCCGTAGTCCCAGACGATATCGTCGAACTCTTTTTGTCGAGCGGTCAACTCGCGCACCACATCGATGAGCCGTGGGTCGTGGTTCATATATTTACTCCGTGCTGCCGTAGTTCGCGAACAAACTGTTTAAGCTCCATACGCGCTCTCCAGAGGTCGTGTTGTACGTTGGGATGCATATCGACACGGTTTGCTTCTCGTTCGTATTTATCCACTTCGTTTTTGAGGAAACGGTATTCTGCCTTTTGGGCGGGGTTGAGCGCTTCATTCCCCATGTCGTTTGCTCATTTTTTTTGGTTTTTTAATTTTGTCCCATAGTTTGTTCATAGCTTTTTCGGCTTCAGCGTTAAAGAATTCGTTTTCTGCTTTAACCTCTTTTTCGAGTTCATACATGACGTCTTCTAGGATGTTGATACATGATTTAACGATTTGGTATTGATCGATTGCGAGACGGTTGCAGAGAAAGTCGTCGTCGAAATGAAAGTGGGTTCCCGCTCTAAATTTGCCTTCTGCTGTTAGGCCTTCATCTGAAACGTACACTTCTAAAAATTTCTCGTTCATTTTCGTCCTCTTTTCTCGATGGGCGGGAGGTCCGCGGTTAGCGCATCTGGGTTGTTGCGCTTCCATCTGGCGTTCACGCCTATGTTGTGGTTCAACTCGCTCAAGAAATCTTCTGGCGTTGCGTCGCCGTCTACGATTTCCTGCACTCTGTCGGCTACATAGAAAATGCAAATCCTATCGTCCATCATTGTACTATTCTTTCCTTGGTAAGTGGTAGCTTTTTTTCACCCCAAACGCAGGATGTCCTGCTTCGTATCCGTGAATATACTGCTCCCAACGTTTACGTGTTTCACTCCATCTGGATCGTTCCCAATCCTTTTCGGATTTGCGCCAATACCCACGGCGAAAGTGTAGAGCCTGACGGCCGCCTGTGCCTTCTTTGTAGTCTTTAGATTTGACGGGTGCTTCGATGTTCCATGTCACCATGTTCCAACTGTCTGGTGTAAAGCGTCCTGTTGCTTTCTTGAACGACTGCCGTTTGACGAGGCTGACGTCTCGCTTTCCGCTAACCACGAACCGTGGTTGATTGATTGTCGCAAGCAAAGCGGCAACGATACGCAAGTGTGCTGCGAAATTAGCTTGTTGTTCCTCAATCCAATCATGTGGGGCTTTGCTGTTCCCTTTGTACTGCGAGATATCATAGACATCGAACAGTTCGATCCCCTCGACTACGCTTATTTCGCCAAGGGGCATTGGTATTTGCTGCGGTCCTTTGCCATGTGCGGGCTGCTCGTAGGGGTGGTCTAAACAAAAAACACGGTAGTGACGTGATCTAAATTCTTCATGTTCTTCCGCTTCTGTGGTGGGAATGCAAAGATACATGTTTTGGTTTTCATTTGGTTCGTCTAAGTACTTTCCCCAGTAGTCTAGGTATAAACCAACTGCTTCGGCGGGTAGAATACAATCAGGGGAAGGGGGTACATCGTTTGTGGGATACATCTCTTCTAGGTTAAGCCAAACATATTCCCAGATTTCACTGCAATCAAAATACTGAACCTCGTTCACTAGAAAATCAGCGACATCCCTGCCGTCCACCCAACCTATGGCGTTCTGCCAGTTTTCTTCCAAGCGTGGATTGTTGGCGCGTAGCTCGCGGACGTAGTCTCGGACAAAGTAAAGCATGTCGCGTTTCGTGGTCCGTGGTCCGTTACGCTTTGACCCCCGTCCGTGGTGTGTTTTACGTCCATGGCCACGTCCGCTCATTGTGACTATGCCGTTGGCTGATGCATTCAGACGGTCTGCCAAAGAACTCATCGGCGGTTCAACAAACTCATCGCTTTGACTTCTTATTTTCTTGCGCTTATTCATCACTTCTTCTCCAACAAATAATAACCATCGGGGTGATGGTTATCGTTGACACAGTGCGCAAGACGGTGACCTTCCTCTGGGGCGTGGTAATGCGTTTTTTCGCACTTTGGGCAAAAGAAAATGAATTGATCGCCTTTTCTTTTGCATTCATAGACGGGTACATCTTCATCCATTATTCCCACTCCTTTCTATCGATTTGGCTGTCATAGCCTTCCCAGTAGGCTTTAATTTCGTCTTTAGACATTTCGGTCTTGAGTACAATTGTGTTGCCTAAGGCGTCTACAATGCGGGGGTTGCCAGAATGCCCGTAGTAGGCGTCTATTGCACCGCGTTTCAGGGCTAACTTCATAAGGTTCGTCATTGCGTAACTTCCTTAGATTTCTCGGGAACATTTAAACGCTTCTTCCAGAATACATCCCAGAAAACACTGTCCAAGATGCGATCCAACTCTTCGGTGGTCAGCGTGGACCACTTATTATTAAAGGGTGCTTTAGGCATCTTCTTGCTCCAATCTCAGGTCGTGAGCCTTGTCCTCAAGAACGTGCGCAATATCTTGCGCAAATTCGTCAGACAAAAGCCCCTCACGAAACAGCTTCGCCCAGTATTCCAACGATTGTATAAGCAACGTATTATTGTCCATCGTCGTTCAACTCCTCTTCGAACTCGGGGTTGACGACTTTGACTTCGATCAGCGTGTCTTCGCTGTCGAAAGAGTTTTTGAACCCTGCGCCGCGGTTCAGGACGCGCCAACGGGCTTCAGCTTCGCTTTTGGCGTTAACGACGTGTACGTCGCATTTTTCGTAATGGCGGATGATTTCGTATTGTGGCATTTTACCCTCATAAAATTAAAACGTTTTTGATATCTAGCCAATGTATGGGACTTTGTCAAGTACATAGGTAAGAAAAAAGCCCCAGACCGAAGTCCGAGGCTTTAGTTCATTCATGAGGTGTCTTTTATATATGCGATAATATACTACGCGTCAACCGATTTTTTGTATATCTCGAACATTACTCGTAATTGCCCGCTAATCGTGCGGCCTTCTGACTTTGCCATGTGCTTTATTTCGCGATATACCTCTATCGGAACCAACACACTCTTCCATTTTTCGGTATTCATTCGCTGTCCTTTCACTATTTGTGTAAGAATATATAGGATACTATGGGAAAAGCAAGAAAAAAGCCGCGGTAATCGAGCATACCGCGGCAAGTTGTGAGGTAAAACGAGAGGAGTAAAAAATGAATCTACTTTGCTTCTCCCCAACTTGGACCTACCTCAACGTCACATTTGTTAGGGATGCTTAATGGTATCGCATTTTGCATAATTTGAGAAATGTTTTCTGCTTCTTCGCGATTTTTTACTGACATGGCGATCTCATCGTGTATCTGAATCATGGGCAACATGCCCTGTTCGTAGATATCTACCATGGCCTTTTTAGTCATGTCCGCGGCAGACGCTTGGATTAAACGGTTCAACGCTTTATATGTGTATGCCCGCTTCAAACGCACCGTGTCGCCATATGCTTTGACCGCATCCTCGTATGACAAAGCCTTGTTCATTTCAAACGTATCAGGCTCCCACAAGTTAAAGCGGCAGCGACGGCCCAACAGAGAACGCAATTCGCCCTTACTGTCTTTCTGGTTCAGGCGGTTCATCACGCCCATCGACAGTCCCTTAACAAACGGCAGTGTCTCGTTGAAATGTTTCAAGACATCCTTGGCCTCGTCCACAGGCACGTCCAACTCGCCCGCAAGCTTGTTGACGCCCATTCCATACAGAATGCCCAGACCCACCGTCTTGGCCCGCTTCCGAGAAATGTTGGTCATCTCGGATACCATCGTATGGAAATCTGTGCTTGGGTCTTGGTTGTAACGCTCAACAAACTCTTTGGCCCCACGTAACGGTTGCCCACGCTGTTCACCAAACACATGAGCATAGTGAACCAAGATGCGTGGTTCCTGTTGCGAGAAATCAATTGCCGCCCACTGATCGCCCTCTTCTGGTAAAAACAGGCTGCGAATCATCGGACCCAACTCTGGGTCGCGAGCAGGAATTTGTTGTAGGTTGGGGTTGTTCATCGAAATGCGCCCCGAAACCGTCCCGCCGTCGTCCGATCTGATCTGGTTTATGTGCGAGTGGATGCGCCCATCAGACCGACAGTGCTTGAGGATCGTATTGATAAACGTGCCAGACGTCTTATTTAGGTTACGCGCCTCGACAATCATCTGCGGTAATTCATGTGGGTGGTCCGAAAGATAAGACTTTGTAAAGGACGGTGCCCCTTTCTCCGTCCTGTCGTAGGTTAGACCCTGCGCATCAAATGCCTTGGCTATCGATTGGGCTGCCCAGATTTCTACATCAAAGCCCGCAAGCTTCTTAATGTTTTGTAAAACTTCTTTTTCACGTTTAAGAAGCGCGTTCCGTGTGCGCTCGGCCTTTTCCAGATCGACGCGGACACCGCGCCATGTCATGTCCACCAAGCAGGGCAAGAGCCGTGTTTCGAGGTCCATGATCTGTCCTAGCCCGTCCTGTTCTATTTTAACGCGTAGGAAGTTGTAGAGTTCGAGCGTGACTTCAGCGTCCACCTCGGCATAGGGTCCGACAAACATGGCGGGCATCTTGTACATTTCGGCCTTTGGGTCGAGGCCAAACGCTTGCGCTGCTTCTGTCAGAAGTTTTTCTGACTTTGTTTTGTTTAGGTACTCGTAGGCAAGTGCGTTCAGGCTGTAGCTAAAACGGTTCTCGTCGAGTAGGGACGCTAGAATCATTGTGTCGTACACCGTGCCCTTTATGTCGAAGCCCATGCGGCGTATCCAACCCATGTCGTATTGTGCGTTGTGCATGATTTTGTCGGCAGGGCATTCAAATACCTTCTTGAGCCAACGGTTGACGATTTTCTCGTCGAGATTGCCGCCACCAACGTGCCGAATTGGAATGTATCCAGACCAGTCGTCCACGGCGATTGCGTAGCCTACAACTTCACCGTCGCCCGTGGCCCATCCCGGACCGTTTTGCTTTAGATTAGGGTCGCGTGTCTCGACATCAATCGCTATTTTCTTCGCGCCCGTTATGTCGGGTAGCTCGTGTGGTGGAACCCACTCGCTCTTTGGAGCGAACATTGCCATTTGTAGTGCCATCTGTAACCTGCCATTGTAGATGTTGCGCCATATCGGCCATTATAAAAACGAATTGGTCTGGAGGTATTTTTGCTATTTTGACATTATCTTCCCAGATGTACAAACCGTCGTCCCTGACTGCCCAATAGTAATCCCAACTCATTGAGTGTTCCTTTCCACGGGGTAGTATACTAAGTGAAGTGATTTACAATTGGGGCATGTGAGGTTTGTGACCATGCTGTATTCTTCGTGCATAAGTTCTAAATCTTCGCCACCGTCAGCGGCTATTCCAACGTCGTAACTTTCTACGTCACAATCGTGGTCACCACCCCAGATTAGTTCGGTCTTGCAATGCCAACAGTTCATAACGGATAACTCCTCTGCGCGTCTTCGGGTTCAACGACAAACAAATTCTTGCGGGTCCGCGTTACGCCCACATAGAACACTCTGTGTATGTCGTCTGGGTTATGTTTAAGCTGCTCATCCGCTGCCGCAGATAGATCAGTAAACAAGATTACGTTGTCGGCCTCGCCACCCTTTGATCCGTGGATCGTGGACACTGTAATGCGGGGCGTCCCATTGAACTTCTCGCCACGGCGCAAGAGCGCGGTGATGTAAGCTCGGTCTTTGTCTGGTATGCGGTCCATGGCCTCTGACCAGATCATGTTTTCGTCGGCGTTTAACCCGTGGTGTAGCTGTAGGTGCGCCAAGCTGAGTTCGTCTGTGTCCTCTACGCCTGTAAGTTTCTTGTAGCCCCGTGCAATGCGGTTGCCTGTAGACATGTAGCTGTAGATATTGCGGCCTGTTTTTCCTGACACAGTGCGGCCCTTTTGTAGGTCGGTCCACCCGTTGACGGCGTCACTTAGTTTCTCGTTAATGGACCGTGATCCGCGATAGATAAACAGGTGTCCATTGGAGCGTAGGTCGGCAGCGACGGGCTGCAACAGGTATCCTGCTTGGGCTAATACAAGCCAAGAGCCGCGGGACATGTCCAGTTCAGACACGTTAGTGATCCGTGAGTAGTTTCCGCGTTCTTCTCTCGGCTCGTATCGCTTGGGGTAACGTCTGTATATACGCTTGGATATACCCTCGGCTATACCGTGTACAGTTGACGGGATGCGGTACGACTTAGAAAGTGTCTCGGACGGCCCGTCTAGGTTGATAAAGTGATCCACGTCGGCCCCCGCCCAACGGTAGATGGCTTGGTCGTCGTCGCCTGCGCAATACATGCGTTCAGCCTTCTGTTCGATCAGATGGGCTATGTCCCACTGTAGCGGCGACAAGTCTTGCGCCTCATCTAAAAAGCATAGATTAAAGCGTGGGCAGAAGCGGTGACTGTCATCAACAAAATTCTGAAGCATGTCGGTGAAGTCGTAGAGGTTGTTGCCCTTCTTGTAAGCACGAAGACTTTTGGCCACAAAGTTTACCGTGTTCCAATCTTCTTCCAGATCGCTTCTGTTATACTCTTCGCGCAGGTCGGTCTTCTTGATCCGCGCTAGATTGATCAGGCCGATGATCGGATCGTGTTGGTTGACCATGTCTGCCAAATCATCGTCGATGTTTGGCTTGGCCCCTGACTGTAGGGTTACCCCAATAGCCTGACTTAGCTCACGATAGTTTTCTGGCTGCATCACCTGTTCGGGGCGTATGTCAGACAGTGTCAAAGCAAGACTATGCAGTGTGCGAAAGTAGAACAGGTCCTTCTTGGGGTCTAGGTTAAAGCGGGCAGCCGCGCGTTCCTTGGCCTCAGTTGCGGCCTTTTTGGTAAACGCGAGGAAGGCAATGCCCGTGGGCGGAGTGCCGTCTTCAAGAGCCTTGTCCACCATGTTTAATAGTGTCGTTGTCTTGCCCGTTCCCGGGGGTCCGAATATTCTGAACATGCTGCTTTTCCCTGTTATATATCTGCGACACGCGTTGCTTTGAGATGTTGAACCACTTGCCCACAGCCGTTGCGGTCATGAGTTCCTCGTCGATCATACGGACGATCTCTTTGTTTCTTTTTTGCTTAAAGTCGTTCAAAACGGAGACTCCCCACCAAACTCTGGCACTCTGATATCCATGTCGCCTTTCTCAAAAGACGGTATGCACCAGACACGAACAGAGCGGCCTTTGATCTTCAGGACTGTACTGTCGCCATTTATATCACGCAGACGCTGCGCCACCTTGTGCGACTTGTATTCAAAGAATTTGTTCTTGCGTAAGTGCGCTTCGAAATCTTTGAGCCTGAAGTATGTCTTGCCCTCTTCCTCATCTGTATACGGCTTGCGTAACAGTATTTCCTCGCGGTCTTGAGCCGTCTGTAAGTAAGAGCAAAACTCTTCTAAGTAATCGTAGAACTGACCACTGATGCTTGCGTCCTGCGCCACCTCAACAATTGCGCTCTCATTCTCTTTCATTTCGTTCAGTAGTGCGCCTACACGCGCTTCCCACTGCTCCTTTTTGGCAGTGCGAGGGTAGAGGTTAAGCTGCTCCATGCAAGCCTTCTGAAAAGCCGACTGGTTCATCAGGGCATCCGTGTCTAGTTCGAGCGGTTCGCCGTTTACGTCCAGAAACCAAACAGGCGGGGTTGAGTTATACTTGCGTAGGTTTGCAATCGGAACGCCCGACGCGGCTGCGCCAATGCCAAACTCCATCGTGCGGCACAGGTCCTTGTTACAGTGCGCGTTGATCGGTGCGTCGTTACACTTGTATGCATAATCTTTGCGCTGCACTTGCTTGGCCACGACGTTGACTTCGTTCAGCGGCAACGGCGGTTCAAAATATTCCATGTTGTACCGCAGGATTTCGCTTTCCCAACTATCGGGATACGCCTTGCGCAGATATACGCCTACGTTAAACAGCCCGTTGTTGCGCCCACCCTCAGATATCTTTAGCTTCGCCAATATCTTGAGGCAGGGTGGCCCTTTGTCGAAGTCCGCCATGTCGGCGGTGCTTTCCACCTGTAGTTTTATCACCTGTTCTGGCGTTTGTTTATGCGTCTCGTACAGTGCGAAAAACTCTTCTAGGTCGGCAGAGGTGCCGTCGTCCAAGAAAGCGTAGCGTAGGCCCCCTTCTGCGTCGTAATACGGTAGGTTAAGAAAGTTACCTACGTCACCACGTTCAAGGTTCAGCTTAACTTGCTTAGGAAATATTTCACTATCGCCGTAGCCCAAGGCTGCGGAAATGTTCTGCAATGCCTTCTGCATGTCGCGGGCCTCAACCCAATCCTCTGCAAACAGAAAGCAGTGTGCGCCGCCAGACTTAGATCGACACACGACTAATGGCAGCTTCATACGTCTGATTTTTTCAATCAACAGCTTGTGATCTAGCGGATACTGATCGACGTCAATACAGCCCCACTTACATTTATTCTCTTCGTTAATCGGTATGATACCGACTGAATTGCCTTTACCAGACAAATGCCCCTGCCACAGTTTCGGGGTCCGTGGGTCACGTACGATGGCAGCCTTCCCAGTATTTTTACCGTTAGATTGCTTCTTTTCTACTCTGTATGTGCCATAGGCTTCTTTCAGACCATCGAAGATGGCCGCAAACTTTTCTTCGGACATCGTTCCACCTCAATGTTGTGAGTGGGCGGTTCGCAGACCCCGCCGCCCGTCGGGGTTCGGTACAATCAACTAACGTTTGGAGACATCCGTTTGATTGTTTCTGCAATTAGAATGGAACGTCGTCGCTTTGTATTGGCGCACTATCGTCTTGGTGCTTAACAACTACGTCGCCAGAGTTAATGCTTTCGTAAAAGTCTTTTGCACGTTTGTAAATAGCAGCGTCTGTGATCGGACCTTCGCGGGTCATTTCCCAGTTGTGCCATGAACCCTTGCTGTTCTCTTCTTGCACAGTTTTCATTAGATACACTTGGCTATAACGTGGCGGAGTGAACGGGCCGTTCTTACCCTGCATTGTGATCGATGACATCATGCTGTTCCACTTGCGGCTTTTCTTGAGAGCCGTAGATTTCATAGCGATCAGGGCAGTCTCGACTGATCCGTCTTCGCCAACGATAAGAACAAAGTGTTGGTGTGTCTCTTCGATGTACTCACCATCGCCGCCGACAACGTAGTCTTTGTTGTCGTCCTTGCTGCGCTGCACCTTTGGACAGTCTTGCTGTGTCTCATAGATTGCAGTCGGTGCGCCTGACCCGCTGCCGCGGGGTGCCCACTGGATATAGCGGCGTTGGTAAGCACAAGGAATGACACGAATGCCGTCCTTACCTTTGTACACTTGACCCGATACTGTGTTGTATAGGTCGCCACGCTTTGCGTGATCTAACTCGTCCAACAAAGGGTCCAAGCCTGACAGGATTTTAAGGAACGGAAGCGCGAGGTCGTCCTGACCCATGTTGCTTACGCCTTCTCCTGCATCTGCTTCGAACATGCTTGGATCGAACTCGACTACGTCAGCCTTATTTGTTTTTGCTACTGCACCGGCCATTATTTTTTCCCCTTCTTAATAAATGCGCGTTGTCCTACATATGCGCCAAATAGTTCCATTGGAAATTCGTCGCCCGCTTCAATGCGTTCGCGAACGAATGCTTTCAGAGTACCCGCGTGGATAGATGTGTCCTGTTGCGGTACATACCCTTCCTTCTCAGCCACCGCTTTAAACGCGTTAGCCAAATCATCCTCGCCACGGCCAAAGGACACACTGACATTGTTCTTGATAATGTCGTCGTAGCCGTGGTCGCGGAGCCATTCGTAAGCCTTCGGGCGGTTGTCCACGAGAATAGATGCGCCGTATGTGGGCTTTACATCGATCTGTGATCCGTCGTCCAAGGTAAACGAAGCCAAGCCCATCTCTGCCATGGAAGCAGGTAGGTCCTCGTCCGTTAATTTGAGAAGTTCTTTTTTGGCCTCTTTCAATTGTCGATCTAGATCGGCAACTTGCGCCTCTTTGGCTGCTATAGCCCTTGCTAACTCTGCGACTGTTTTGAGTACGCCGCCGTCAGTCTTTTCAAGGTTTGAGGCAATTTCTTTTTCGAAATCATTCTCAAAGACATTCCATAAATCTTCCGACATATGTCTTCCTTTCGTGGTTCGTGTTTCGCGGTTCGTTGTTAAAGACCTTGTTTGGGGCCTTGACAAGTTCCTAGATATTCTTATTAATTCTTATAGTCAAGAGGTGAAACATGAAAAATTACAAATTTAAAACTGAACCATACGATCATCAACAGACTGCACTAGAGGAGTCGTGGTCGGACCCCTACCATGCTTTATTTATGGAAATGGGTACAGGAAAATCTAAAGTAACCATTGATAACATTGGTGTTTTGTATGAGCAAGGTGAGATCAACGCGGCTTTAATTGTAGCTCCAAAAGGGGTCTATGATAACTGGGTTAAGGGTGAAATACCGACTCACTTACCAGACCGCATTAATCGTTACGTTATGCGTTGGGCACCTAGTACATCTAAAAGATATGCGCGAGAGCTTGACGATTTTATTATAGAAGACTTCAACGGAATGAAGTTTTTTGTGGTAAACGTAGAGGCTTTCTCATCGCCACGCGGTGCAAAAGCAGCGGGTAGGTTCCTTGTACAGAACCCAAACAACATGATGGTGGTTGACGAAAGCACCACCATAAAGAATCGCAAAGCCAACCGCACAAAGAATCTCATGGTAATGACGAAGTACGCCAAGTACCGTCGTATACTTACAGGTTCTCCTGTCACCAAAAGTCCGATGGATTTGTTCAGTCAGTGCAGCTTTCTTGAAGAGAAAGCCCTTGGATACAACAGCTACTTTGCGTTTCAAAACCGCTACGCTATCGTGCAAAAGCGGACAATGGGTGCCAAAAGCTTCCAAGAGATCACAGGATATCGTCGGCTTGACGAACTGTCAGAACGCTTGGATCGGTTTAGCACACGTATTTTAAAAGATGAGTGTTTGGACTTACCGCAAAAGGTTTATGTCAAACGCTATGTCGAATTGACCAACGAGCAGCGTAACGTCTACACTCAGATGAAGAAGCTTGCTTTGGCACAGTTAGACAGCGGGGAACTAGCTACAACATCCAGTGTGTTGACACAGATTATGAGGCTACAGCAGATATGCTGCGGTCACTTTACTCCCGACGTAGGAGAACCCAGAACGCTTGAAAGCAAACGTCTGGACGAACTGATGAACGTCGTGGAAGAGTTTCAGGGAAAGGCAATCATTTGGGCATCGTACACCCACGATATTCAACGGATTGCCTATGCCCTGCGCCACCGCTTTTCCGCGGAAGCGGTGGCAACTTATTACGGAGATACTCCACAATCCATGCGGCAACGCATCGTCGAGAATTTTCAAAACCCCAACCACCCGCTGCGGTTCTTTGTCGGTCAGCCCAAAACAGGGGGCTACGGCATTACCCTGACAGAGGCGACTACCGTCATATACTTCAGTAACTCATATGATTTGGAGATACGCTTGCAGTCCGAGGACCGCGCTCACCGTATCGGGCAGCATCATCCTGTAACCTACATCGACTTGGTTTCGCCAGACACGATAGACGAGAAGATCATCGACGCGCTACGCGACAAGATTAATCTCGCGGAGAAGGTTTTGGGCGAACAGGCTAGGGATTGGTTAAACTAGCGATCCCGCCATACTCTTGAAACAGGTTTGTACGCTTACCGGGAATGACGCCCGGTCCTGAAGGGATGCCTTGAGGTGTCTCTTCCGGCATTTCTGGCCTCAAGCGTGGAACAGGTGATGTTGCAGGCAGACCTTGAAACGTCGGTAAGTTAAAGGGTCGCAGCATTGGTCTTGGGCTGTACTCGCCTTCCGCTGCTACGGGTTGAGACATAACAAACGCCTCTGCCGTGTCTTCAATTTGACGCTCTACGTCTGCGCCTGTCAGCGCAGGAGCAATCTGACGTACATAGTTTTGTGTTTCAGCAAAGGGTGGAATGCCGCCGTAGTCTGTAACATTGCCGGGTCCTGCGTTGTAAGCTGCAAGAGCTAACGGAATCGATTGGAATCTTTCTAGCATTCTTTTCAGATAACGCGCTCCACCAACGGTGTTTTCCTTTGGATCGTTTGGGTCAACCCCAAGCTCTTCTGCAGTGCCGGGCATAAGCTGCATCAAGCCAATAGCACCCTTTGAGCTTCTAGGCCCTTGGCGGCCTTTGTTTTCTGTGTACATGACACGCAATAGCAACTCAGGGTCCACACCCTCTTCAATGGCTACGCTGACAGGGTCAAACCCATAATCTTCCATTACCTTGGTCCGCATGGCAGACAACTCATCGTCCGTAGCTATTGCTGCACCGCCTTCAGCAAACCGCGACAGAGTAGCAATGCCCCGTGGGCCGCGGAACATGTCCCGCGCTACGCGACTAAGGCTGCCCACGCCTTCAACCGCACCGCCTTGTGCGTAGAAGTCGTCCATGTCTGGTGGCAAGTTTTGAAGCTCAAACATTTCGCGACGCTTTTGCGCCTTGAACTCATCTATCTCTTTGGTCGACTTGCCGTCAATACGCATGATCCGATCTGCGTTTTCTATCTCACGGCGCAACTCAGTTAGCTTTAAGTTTAAGATGTCTTCTTCGATATCGGGCGGTGTTTGGCGAGCCATGTTCAGGTTACCATAGTCCCGTAAGACACCCGCAGAGTCCAGTAAATCGTCGTCTACGCTGCGCTTCGGCAGGATTACATCACTTAAAGCAGATGGCTCAAAGATGTCTTCTGCAAACACACGAGCATTGGGGAAGCGATCTACACCGTTTTGATCTTTTGCGGTGTCCATGCCGCGACGTCTAATCTCTTGTGCAATGACCTCATAGTTTGGATGCTCAGGCACAATAGCCTGATTTGCATAAATGCTTTCGTACTGCATTCCAATGATTTCTTCGATAGCCTCGTCGGATGCTTCGGCAAACACAGCAGGGTCCGCATCTTCGATAGCTTCTCTTGCGACGTCTACCATCTCCATCTCAGCAGTTTGGATACTTCTGTTAGCCTCGTTTGCAAGATCAGCGTTACGGTCTGCGCCAACACCCATTCCTTCAAGGTCATCAAGTATCTGATACTGTTCGTCCATCTGACCGCGAAGAACTTTTAGGTTTTTCAAAGCCATGTCGAGTGGATTAATCGCTGCCTTGCCGCCTGCCTTCGTGGCTTTTGTTACAACATCCGTTATAACATCTGGAGCCACCGTTGCTACGGGAATCACGGCGGCTGCGCCTTGCAAAAACTTACGACGGCTTGGGTCCCCAAGGGTGTCTTCCGCAATATCTTTTGTAGCACCTGTTGGTGTTAAGATATCCATAAGAACTGCTTTAGCGGGCTGCTTTGCCGCTGCGCCCATGCCGATCATTCCAACAGGAAACAAAGTTTCAACGCCAGCTTCTATCGCGGCCGCTTTGCGTTCGTCAGCAGGCAATTCAGTATCAAAGGCTCTTCCTGACGCAGCCATACCACGCATAATTCCTTGCGCGGGATCAATGGCAGACATAAGGTTTAGGACCTGACTTCCCATTTTCCTAAATTCAGGGGGAATGTAATAGGAAATACCTTCGCTCATAGTAAGCTACCTATGCCTTGTCCTTGTTTTATCATACCCGATATTGGGTCATTCGGAAATAGCGCAGCATACCTAGACCTTGCCGCAGGCTGCGGAGAAGGTGGGGTTGTCGAAGGGACTGGCGCAGGCGCTGCGACAGGTCTAGGTTGCGCCACTGGCGGGCTGGTGGGAAGCGCCCGCAGTGAAGCCTCTTCATCTGGCTCGGGAACCGTGATCTGTGGTTCCTCGTCCATGATTGTTTCTTCTGTTTCACGCACAATGGGTGGTGCGCCACGGCGAGCAATCGTTCCAACGCGCTCACCCACTGCAATGAAGCCTTTTTCTTTCAATAGTTCTGTAAGACGTCCTGCGATATTTTTTGCCTGACTTTCAGTTTTACCTTTTGAAAGCATTGTAGCCAATAAATCAGGGTCCCTGAACATCTCTGTCATAACATCCATTTTTAATGCCTCTGGAATTTCAGAGAAAACCTTCGAATATACGGCTCTAAATGCTTTCGAACCTGCGCCCGCTGCGACAAGCGAACCTGCTCCGGTATCGCCCGGTATTAAGCTTTGTAACCTTGAACCTGCGGCAGAACCTGCAATACGCAAGTAAAAGTCTACCATTGGCCCAACCGTTTCTGCTAAACCTTCAAGGTCCATATCACCAGAGGCTACAAAGCTTTCCATTTTTACAAGCTCTGTCGCAAATTGTTTTAAGTTCTTTATTTCTTCTTCGCTCATCACATCATTTTTGAGCATCCAATCAGACAAGCTGACCTTGTTTTCAGAGTTACGGTGAGGTGCAAAGATTGTGTCGTAGAAATCACGGGCACTAAATGTTTGGCTTGTGCCGCCAGACTTGACCATGGCCGCTTCAATAAACGCAGAACGTAATCCATTCATCGCTTCTGCTTTTGTGTGATTTACACCATCCGCAGTTGTCCACTCGCTCGGGGCTTTCTTAACCACGTTTAACAGGTTATCCCAAGCCGCAACTGGTTTCTTTTGCTGATTAGCCAATGCCTTTGCTGCCGCAGTCGCAGGGTTTTCGGTAGTACCGGGTAGCAAGTCCATAAAGGAGACTTGAGCTTTAAGCTCTTTTAGTTGATCTCGTTGCTCTGCAAGCCCCTGATCCAAAAGAGTACGTGCGGTTTGTACGTTCTCAAGATCCGCTTTGAGGGCAGGCATTGCCGATAGAATGTCTTGGTTTTCGGGACGCTCCATCCAACGACGCAAGGCAGGTACATTTATTTCACCTGTATCTGGATTAAACGCTGCGGCACGGATATTTCGCAGAATGCTTTCCGTAGTTCCGCGGATCGTGGTAGTCGTTTCAACAGCCTGTTCCACGTTCTTTAAAACTTGTGGGTACTTAGACAGCCCCTTGCGATTGTTTTTAAGCCACTTGTTTAAACGCGCAGTGTCGACAAGACCTGTGTCTTCGTTGACTGAATACTTAATTGCGCGATCTAGCGTCTTTTGTAGATCAGGTGTTCCTGCCGCTTGTGATAAGTTTGTTAAAGCCTGAGTAAGCTCAAACTGACCTACTTGGTCAAGCTGCTTCATCCGCAAGTAACCCGCGTCGGATTGGAAAATATCATTAGCAATCATTTCAGGGGCTACTTTTAAAGCACCTGTTTTTTCAGTTGCCAGTACGTCACCAACAAAAGAGCGTGTGAACGCATCGTTAAGTGCGCGAGTATATGCACGAGCGGTATTGTATGCAGCATCGCCGGTGTCAAAGTTATCAAGGTCCCGCATCAAAGCTTGAGCAAACCCAAAGGCTACACGAGCAGAATTAGATTTGCCCTGTGCGTTGAGTTCCTTACCCTTTGATAAAGCAACACTATACATGTCATAAATTTCTGTTGCCGTAAGCGGAACAAACTCTGCTTCATCACCCGCAGCTAACAGGTCCGGATCAGGCTCACGAGATTTAAGCAATTCAAGGTTTGCTAAACGGTCATATGCTGTCGCAAGTTTACGAGCATTCGCGTTGTCATCAAACTCACGGTTGCTTGCACGTTGACGTAAGTTTTGAGCCTGCCCACGAATGTAGGCTATACGCTCGTTAATGTCTTCAATACCCTCGGCCGTAGCTTCTACATTTGACAAGATGCGTTCGTCGTCGGTGCCGGTAAACTGGTCAATTGATTTTTGATAAGTATCATACGCGCGTTCTAGGTC